GCGCCTTCAGGCCGTCATAACGGGTCTGCGCCTTGGCCGCAGCCGCCTCCGCCTTCTCCAGCGCGCTCGCCTGGCTGTTAAGCTGCGTCAAGAGGGACCGCGCCGAAGCCAGTTCCTCTTGCGCCTTCTCCAGCCCGCGAGTGGTGGCGGCCAGGTCTTCGAGGCTCTTATCGGTTTTGTTGGTGGACTTCGCCAGGTCTTCGAGCGTTTGACGAAGGCCCTTCACATCAGAACTAAGTTCCTTGACCGGACGGGTGGCGGCTCCTGTCTCCGCCCGAAAGATCATTTCGATGTCGCGCTTCGACAGTGCCGCCATTTCTGCTTCCCTTGTTCTATCCGGTCAACTTCTTCAGGAGGGATTCAAACAGGCTATGCCCCTTCTTACCCCCGTGGATCGCGGCTTGTGTCGAGTGTTCTATCGTCGCTCGATTTGCCAGTTCGTGATCTACCCGCCGCTTCGTAATCTCTTTCTCCGTCCACAGCCTGCCTAGCGGGTAGCGGTAGGCGTGTCGGTGTCCTTCGGCTGTCAGGAAGTTCGCGTCTTCTCTGCATCCGAAATAAAAGACGGCGAGAGGATGCCCTTTAATTTTTGCGACACTTCGCCCCGTCCCGCCACGGCTGCGCGCACTGCGCTTTGAAGCATCGCTGAAAGGTTTCCCAGGCCACCCGCATCCTCCACCGTCAGCTTGGCACAAGCCGCGAGGATATTGAGTTGCAAGGTCGCCGGGAGATTCTTGGTGCGGAGTTCCGGGGTGTCGGTAGCCAAGGAAATTACTTCCGAAACCAACGCCGGGAAATCGCGTGCCGCCAGCACCATCATATCGGTATAGTTCGTCACCGCCAGCACGTCTTTCTGCGTGCGGATGAAAACTTCCGTGAACTGGATCATAGCGTCAAGGTTGTTGGTGATAAGAGCGCCAAGGTCTTCAAGAGTAAGCCCGCGAACAGGCCCTTCCTTGCCTCCGGCCCCCATCGGAACCATCGTGGTAGGTGGTGAATAATCCGCCCAGGTCATACTATCCTCGCTATAGCAAAAAGGCGGCGATCCGAAGACCGCCGCCCTGCCTTATGCCTGAAGACCCTTTAGGGATCAAGCCGCACGGCGGCGCGTGATATACTGCCGTTCCGTGAGTTCGTCCCGCTTCAGGATGCGGAAGTTGAACGTCATCGACATCCACTCGTCGCCCTTCAGGCTGAGATCGCCATCGGGCATCAACTGGACATACGGCCACAGGTAGTCGTCGTTCGCGCCTGCCGCGTTGTTCGCGATGAAGGTCAACTGGCCTTCGATCTTGTCGGTGCGGGCAACCACGATGTCATCGACACCGGAGTAGAGGCCGTAGGCCACGGCGAGATCGTTGCCATCAACGATGTCGGTGGCATCCGGTTTCAGATAGATGCGACCGGCCGCCGCGTCTACCGTATAGCTGTCTGCCGAAACGCCCGTGATCTCGACGGTGCCGATCCGGCGAACGCCCTGCGGCAGATCGTCGGTGACGCCAAGCTGATACCACTTGCCGAGTTCGACATCGGACAGGGTTTCGGTGGCATCGGTGCCGCCCGTCAACGTGGCGCCGGAGACGGTGCCGTTGGCGCCCGTGGTGAAGGTCTTGGCAAGCGTGATGTCGTTGCCGCCCGAACCGGGCAGAACCGACTTCACGGTGACAGTGCCGGTCGCAACCGTGGCGGTGACACCAAGGATCGTCGTGAGATCGTTGATGAGGTTCGCCAGGTTCGTTGCGGTAGCACCGATGCTGCCGCCGATCAGCACTTCAAAGCCACTCGGATCAGCCGCGACAAAGACGAGATCGTGACCGGCGACGGTGAACTTGTCACCCGCCACGGGAACCGCGTTCGCAATCGTCAGGGTGCCGGTGGCCTGCGCGCTGCCGCTTTCGATGTTCTGCGTGACGATGCCCCGGAACCACAGCGCCAGATTCGGGAGCGAGATGTTGTCGCACTGGAAAGACCCGCTGGAATCATTCTGGAGCGCCGTGCTGGCGTCCATCTGACGAACGCCGCCTTCGCTCGAATAGTGATCCAGGCTGTCTTCGCTCTGCGTGGTCGAAAGCGCCGGGGTGTTGCCGAAATAATCCTGGCCGCGAGGCGTGCGGGTTCCGGGCTTGAACGGGGCGAAGAACAGTCGGCCCCGACCGACGACATAGTTGGGAAGATCGGACATTTTATGCTCCCTTCTTACTGAACTCTAGGGGTTGCGAACATCAGTCACAATCTCCAGCGTGAGCGGGAGAATGAACATTGCCAAGCGAGATGCGGCTTCCTCCGATGGGGGCCTTACCACAGGATCACCTATGGTTAAAGACAGCAATTCCCCGCCAAGAAGATACTCGGATGGGTATCGCGGCAAGCCGCTGGTGTCGTCCACGTCGATCAGCCGGGACAGCCGCTTTTCGGCCGCCGCCACCATCGCATAAGCGGGATCGCTTGGATTCTCTTTGTCGTCCTTCGGCCAGCCCTGAAGGTAGAGCGGCCAGGACGGCTTGCGGACAAGGTTGTTGTGGCCCACGCCATCGCTAGGTATCGGGCGCGGCACTTCAAGGATCGACATGGTATCGGCCAGTTCGAGAGCCGAGATGATCGACTTGCCCCGGTGGACCTTGATGCCCTCATATCCGGAAGTAAGTTCCATGTGAGCGCACAGGGCTTTAAGGACTCGAAGACGCTTTGAATCAGCCATGGCTCAATCTCTGAAATTGGCGGAAAAATTCGGTCGCGATGTCATCGACCACTTCGGGCGTCTTCTTCTCGGCAACTTCATTGCGAAGCACCTGATCGACGCTTGGACCGTAAAGCAGCACGACATCCTTTTCTAGATGCACCATGCGGCTCTGATCCTTTTTATTCAGCGTCACGCCTTCCTTCAGGCGCACCGCCAAGCCAAGGTTGTAGCCGTCATCCGAGATCGACGCGCCTTTGCGGAGCCGCACAAGGAAACCATCCTTGAAGGTCTTCGTCTTATCTTTCACGCGGACGGTCACGCCGCTCTTGCCGACCGTCTTTGAAGGAGAGAAGCGGGCGAGGCTGGTAGGCCGCTGGCGGCCGACGATGGACGCGGTAAGGTCCGAAGTCGTCGCACGCTTCTCGACGTTGATCCGCTCATCGACATAGCCGTGAGGGAAGTTCAGTTCAGCCGCCGTCGCCTTGCGATAGGTCGCGAGGCCCTTACCGGACAGCACTTCGTTCATGGAGATCGACGCGGCCTTGATCGTCACTTCCGGGCATGATTCCAGAAAGCGTTCAAGTTCAAGGATTCCGCGAAGATCGACATCAAGCACGGGTGACGGTCCAATACACGTTCTCCGGGCCGTCAGGATCAAGTTTCTGATCGAGTTCGACGCGGATGTTATAGCCGGGGAAATAGATTTCGGCGCCGCCTTCAAGCGTCAAGTCGAGAGCGGCCAGTTGTGTTTCGCTAAACACAAGGCGCTCAATCGGCTCCATGACGGACATGCTGCTATCATCGCCAGTGCTGATCTTGGATTTGGTGTGGAATCGAGCGGTGAGTTCGAGGCCCGCCGCCGTCTGTTCTTCAGTCGGGTAGATCGTCGCACCGACCGAATAGGTGCAAGGCTCGCCCATCCGTGCGTGGAGGGCGAGCCGTGCGTTCAGCTTCTCGGAAGAGAGGCCCATCTGTTAGATGTCCTCATCTTCGTCTTCGTCGGCGTCTTCTTCGCCTTCAGCCTTGGCGGGCTTCGCGGCCTTCGCCTTCTTGCCCTTGGCGGGCTTCTCGGCGGCAGGCGCGGCAACCGGAACGACTTCGTTGACCGGCTTGCGGAGGGCGCCGGGGACCGACTTGTTGACCGAAGCGATCTCGTCTTCGGTGAAGTCGAAAGCCTGGCCGACCTGAATCTTGACGCGCTTGCCCTTGCGAACTGCACGAACCGCTGCGCCGTGGGGAACCATGATGGGCATTTCAATCTCCTTGGAACTTACTTCCGAAAGAAGGGTGGGCGGGTGTTACCCCGCCCGCCGATCTCAGGCTAGCCCGTCATGGGCGATGATGTGGAACGTATTGTCGATGTTCGTGGGAACCATCAACGGCGCGCGCTGCGTCATCGTGTAAGTGACGGACGGGTCTTCGACATCCCACATCTTCGGGAAGAGGGGGAGCGGCTGGAGGCCAGCCCGCTTGTCGCGGATGGCGCCGTAGCAACGGACGCCGCGAACCGCGCTGCCGGTGCCGACCACGGAATAGGTGTCCATGATCGACTGCGTAACGTCATCTTCATCCTCATACTGTTCGTTGTAGGTGAAGATTTCCAGACGGCCTTGACCGTTGGCGCCCTGGAGGATGCCCCGGAACTCGAACGGCTGTCCCGGCGAGCCGAGTGCGGAGAGCGTGGAGTCGCTGGTGCGCGCCACGTTGCCGATCTCCTGGCCCTTCAGAAGATTCTGGACCTTCGTGTCTTCGTAGAAGAGATCGAAGGCACCCAGGCCCATCGTCAGGCGGGTGATCGGTGCGCCACTTTCCTTGAAGGAGAGCGTCCGCAGTTCGTTGATGTCGCCAAGCGGATCGGCCGCCGACTCGCCCCAACGTGCGGTGCCGGTGAGGGCAACCGTGAGATCGGGATTGCGGCGGAAGTCCACCACCTGAGTCGGATAGTCCTCGCCCGTGATCGTGACCTTGCCATAGATCATCGCCATCGCTGCCATCCAGTTTTCGCGGCGATGGATCGTTTCGCGCTCTTCCGCCAGGTTCTCGGCCACGGAGGCGTTGTAGCGCGCATCCGGGGTGGACGAACCCAAGCCCGGAACTTCACCGGGGCGGCGGTTGAACTGGCGGTTCGGGTCCACGATATGCTTCGGCTTGACATAGGCCGGTGCGAACGACCGAGTCTCGAAGCCCCGCGACCGCATGACGCGACCCTGAACGACAGGCGAGACGAACGGCGCCAGGCGGCGAGTCGTCTTGATCTTGTCGAACATAATCTCGGCGGTGTCGAACTGGCGGGCGGCGTTGAACCAGCCATCCAGCCAATAGGCGGATTCGACCGGCGTGACGCGAAGAACGTCCAGCATGTCAGCCGTGCCGTAAAGGTCAAAAGCCATCTTATGTTACTCCCTTCTTTCTTTGGCGACCCAGGCGACTCAGTAGAGTTTCTGGATGTCGATGGTGGACCGGGCGAACGCCGCCTTCAGTTCTTCGTAGGTGGTGCCATCCGGCACGTCGAGCGCGGCGAAGTTGAAGCTGCCGCCCGTGAAATACGGGGTATCGACAGGATCGTCATAGCCGGTCGCCGTGGTGTCGAGCGCGTGCGGCAGGATGCCCACGGGCAGACGGGCGCCGCCCGCTTCCGCATCCGAGTCCGTGCCGCCCGACAGGTTCGCACCGGACACCGCGCCGTTGGCGCCCGTGGCAAAGGTCTTCGCCAAGGTGACGGCGTTGCCTGCCGTGCCTGCCGACTTGACCGTGACCACGCCCGCGCTGACGGTGGCGATAACGCCGTTCGCAACGTCGAAATCGTTGCGGTGATCGTTGATGAAGTCGGCCAGGGCGGCGGCGGTCGCGTTGATCGTCGCGCCGATGGTGACTTCAAAAAGATCAGGGTCCGCAGCGGCGCGGAAGATGATATCGTGGCCGTTGACGGTGAACTTGTCACCAGCGACCGGAACGGCGGTTGCAATCGTCAGCGTGCCGCTTGCGTAAGCGTTCGGCACGTCCGAGTCAGCCAGCGGGTTCCACGGAACCAGAAGACCGGCCACCAGTGCGACAATGGCGAACTTGTAGGTTTCCCCACGGGCGTTCTTCTTGCCGAAAAGGTAGCCTTCGGCGGCCGTCCCCTGCGTCGTGTGGATCGGGCGTTCGCCCGCGTAAAGCTGGATCGGCTCGAACGAACCAATCTGATCGACGCCATGTGCGAGTCCATCGCTCATTTCATTCTACTCCTGTTTGGCCCGAAGGCCGCCACAAATCAGACGGGCAATCCGTCAGTGCTTCAGCGCCTTCGAGGACCAATCGGCCCCGGTGATGGCGGCGTGATCGGCCAACAGCGCGTTGACCTTCTGGCCCCGGCCTTCGCCTTCGCCGCCCTTGGCCTTGCCGCCGCCCGCCTTCGGGTGCTTGGCCTTGCCCATCGCCTGATCGAAGTGATTGACGTTATCGCGGCTCTTGCGGCTCTTCGCCTTTTCGTCGGCGTCATCTTCATCGTCGCCTTCGTCATCGGCGTCGTCTTCATCGTCGCCTTCGCCGTCCTCTTCGTTGTCGCCGTCATCTTCGGCGGCAGCGACCTTGGACTTGCCCTTGCCACCCTTGGTCTTTTCGACCTTGGCGGGGCCTGCGGCAGCGTCGATCATGGCGATGGCGTCTTCTTCCGAGATCGCCGCGTTCGCCGCCAGCTTGGCGCCCAACGCAACCTGTCCCTTGGATGCCGCATGATCCTTGATCGCCTGCTGGCGGCTGATGTTGTTCGCCATGCCGCTAACGGCGGTGCCGATCATCGCACCGATCTTTTCCAGATCGGCTTCGGTGAGGCCGGAAGCAACTTCCTTGCCCTTCTGGTCTGCCATAGTGATTTCCTCTTCGTCGTCAGTTGAGGGGTTTGCTTCGGCCAACTCGGCAAGGAACGCCGCGACGGCTTCAGTCGGGGTCTTTACCGCATCAATGAGTCCTTTGTCCATAGCCTCATCAGCACGGTAAACTTGGGCCTGCGTAGCGCGAACATCGTCTTCAGACAGTCCGCGTGCTTCGGCCACCAGCGCAATGAAATCATCCCAGGTCTTTCCGACCTCTTCGTTCCATTGCTGGAGGACTTTATTCGGCAAATCCTGATAGGCGTTGCCTTCGGTCTTGTGTTCGCCAGCCGTGGCGAAAGTCACCTTGATCCCGGCTTTCTTCAGGTTCTCTTCCCAAGAAACGTGCATCCGGTAAACGCCGATGCTGCCGATCCGGGCTGACGGGATCGCATAGATTTTGGTGGGGGCCGCGCCTAGCGCAATGCCCCCGGAAGCCGCGACCGAATCCACCATGGACAGCGACGGCTTCACCCGGCGCGATGCCATGATCTCGCGAGCGAGTTCAAAGCAGCCTGCCGCCTCGCCCCCCGGCGAGTCCACGTCGAAAACGATGGTTTCCACATCGTCATCGTCAAGTGCCGCGTTGAGCATCCGGCGAATATACTGATAGCCGGTGATGAAGCCCCACGACCAATTGCAGCGGTTCAGAAGGGTTCCGTGGATCGGGATGACGGCCACGCCATCCTGATAGACGAACGGCTTACGGTCTTCGTCGTTTGGATGATCGAAGCCATAAAGCAGTTCGAGCGATTCCCTGGAAGTTGCTTCCAAAGCCGCGCCGTCTGCCCGCGCATCGGTGTTGTAGAACTTCGTCAGGTCGCTCATGACCTTCGCTGACGTGTCCTGCAAAATCAGCATGTCCCGCGAGTCGATGCGGGACAAGGCTTCAAGGTTGATGGCTGCGCTCATGGATCAGTCCTCGCTATCGGCGGCGGCTTGCTTCTTGGCCCCGGCCTTGCCGCCCTTCATGGTGTTGCGTGCTTCATTGTTCCCGGCACGCTGCGCGTCGAGCGAGAACGGAAGATTGAACTTCTTCGCCAGTTTCTCTTCGCGTGCGCGCTGTGCGAACAGTTCGCGGAAGTCTTCGCCAAGGCGCGCACATTCCTTCTCGTAAGTCGAGAGGCCCGCCTTGATGCGGAGCATCGCCGCCTGTGTTTCCTTCAGTTCGTCCACTTGGCCGCGACCGGAGGCAATCCAAGTGCAGCGGGTGTAGGCGTCCTTCATCAGCGGCCGGTAGAAGTCCGTCCGGTTGCGGCCGGGAGGCAACGGAAGGTTCCCCTGCGCGATCTCTTCTTCCATCCAAAGCTGATAGATTTGCGTGGCGATGCGATCCGCGCCGAACTTCTTCTTGGCGTTCATGGTGCGCTCGATAAGCGCCATCTCCGCCTTAATGCCGGAATAGTTGAACTCCTTGAAGTTCCGGCTCATCTCGGAGAAGCCGACGCCGAAGGTCGCGGCCAGCTTGCGGATCAAAGAGTTCTCGAAGTCACTTCCGATTCCGCCAGGGGTGGACATCGGACGGACGTTCATCTTCGTGCCGGGGAAGAAGTGCGGAATCTTCACGCCGTCAATCGTGATATTCTCGGAGCCGCCCAGGAACTCTTGGAGCATTTCCATATAGGCGCCGACAGCATTAGCGAAACCTTGCTCGCCGCCGCCCATTGCTGCGACGACATCGGCGTTCGGCAATTCGGACTCGATGGAGGCGGCGAAGCTGGCGTCCACCACGGCCTTTTGCAGCACCAGTTCCGAATAGGTCTTGGTCATGTTCGAGTGCGAGAGCGCCGCCGTCATCTCGGAGATGCCGCGTGTCTGGTCGATCATGTTGGGATCGCGCACATAAAGCACCTGACGGCGGCCCCATCCTAGCCGCGCCGGGGTGATGTCCCACATGCCGATGTCGCGATAATAGCCATCGTTCTCATAGCCACGGCGGATGTGGAAGGCGACCGGCTTGTTGCGGCGATCCATCTCGACGCCCCGCGACAACTTATTGCCCGTGCGCGGATCGTAGCCATCAGGCAAGCCGTCCCGGTTGCACAGGCGATCCGACGAAATCATCTGGATCATCGTCTTGAAGGGGCGGGTAGGATCGCTGTCTTGCCACTCGGCCGTGCCGATCATCTCGCCGGTATAGCAGAAAGCGCCCACCCACAGACGGATCATGCCGGTAAGGCTCAACATGCCGCTGGCGTCGAACCAGGCGTCTTCGCTCTCCCCGGCCAGGTTGAAGCGGGCTTCGGCCACGGCAGCGAACTCTTCGGCCCAATCCTGCGCCCATTGTGCATCTGTGCCGCAGATGGTGCGATAGTCGGGCTTGGCGTTGAGCCGATAGACGGCGCCGACGATGCTATCCTTTTGGGTGCGAACCGCGCCCTGGGTGTAGCCATCGTTCAGGGTCATGTCTTTGCCGCGATCATCCGCCAGCTTCTTGCCGGGGTTGATGGCGCGATCCGGGGAACCCATCTTCGGGTTCCACAGCATCGTTTCCCGCTTTGTCCGCTCCGCTCCTTCGAGCGCGCCGCCAAGCGCCATCTCGCGGCCTTCAGGGTGGAGGGTCACGACCGTCTTGGGGGCTTTCTTCATTTTTACCTCGGAAACAGGAAGCCAATCGGGCGGGGACGGAACCGCTTGGCGAAGCCGCAATCGACTTTGGCCTTTAAGGTCTGGATGTAGGCAAGAAGAGAGGAAGCATTGGCGGTGGTATATTCGACCTGTTCACCATTCTGGTCAACAAACCGCTTTACCGCCCTGCCTGAGATGATGTCCTCATAGGCTATTTCCAGCTTGGCGATCCTGATCTTCAGGGCTGATTTCTCGGCTGGTGTTAGCTGTTCAGAGGACATCAACTTACCCCATGTTGCGACCGAAGGATGCGAAGTCGAACTTCTTATTCGTATGTTCGTATGCGACTTTAGCCTCCGGTTCGATAACCAACGGGTTGTTGTCCCAATCGGCCGCGAAGGGAGGCGGGTTGTCCCAATTCACGCGCTCTATCCCAACAAGCGACGAAACGCAAGCCCCGATGGCGTAGTAAAACAAATCCCACGCTTCGTTACGTTTGGCTACCTTCTCCCACCCTTTGCCGGGGAGGCGAGTTTCGGAAGTAAGTTCCGCGAAGAACCACAGCATGTTCATGGTCACAAGCCAGTCGGGCAAGTGGATCATGCCCTTCCCTTCTTCCATGACATCAAGCCTGGCGTCCAAGTTATCCTTCACGATTGTCGGGTTAATCTGGAGGACGGGGATTTCGCCACGGCGGCGCGACTTATCCTTCGCGATCTCGCTATCAGGGTAGGTGATGCGGGTTCGCGGCGCTCCGGGTTGCGAGTCGCCCTTCAGGAGATGGAAGCGAGAGGCTAGGCCCTGTTCTCGCATCCGGCGCCAGAAGTTGTAAGCGTTTGTCGTTGCACCGGACTTACCGCCTGAGTCGCACAACGTCAGCTTGACCGTCATCTTCCGGCCGCTGTCATCGTCCAGTTCGTAGGTGGAGAGCATCACCTGTTCTTTGATCTTCTCCCAATCGTCAAGGAAGGCGTGCGGCTTCACCCATAGGTAGCTTTCCTTGCCCTCCGGCGCGTTCTCATCGCGGCGATCCGAATATTGGATCGTGAAGCGGTCCACCAGATACAGGTCAAACGGCGCTCCCGGCGCTACCCCGATAATCTGCACGACAAAGGCGTTCTTCTGAACGTCCACTAGGCCCAAGAGGAAGCGCACGCGGGGCGGCACTTTCTTGTAGGTCCAAGACTCGCAACGGGCCTGCAACGTCTCCGGCGTCCGCAAGTCGGATTCGCTAATATGCTTCGGGACGTAGGGGACGCCCAAGTCGTTGTTGAAGAACTTCCGCAGCGCACCTTCGTCGCCACCCAACAGATAGTCGTCTTCAGCGTCGAGATAAATCTTAACGAGATCGGTCCATGTGACGAACGCAGCGGCCACGCCCTTCAGCCAGAAAGACGCAATGTTCGATCCGTTGCCCTTGCCCCGGATATACCCGTCTTCGTCAATCCATTGACCCTCTTTGACCCATTGGCCCCAAAGGTTCATTTGGTAACGCTGCTTGGGCTTGATGTGGTAGGAGCAATGCGGACACTCCATGTAGGCGGTCTTCGCCTTCATGGTGTTGTTGGCCTTGTCGTTGTCCCATTTGATGTGTTCCCACTCACCTTCAAAATAATGGTCGCACGCAGGGCAAGGCCACTGCCAACGGCGGCGATCTCCACGATTGTAGAGGGCGAGGATTCCAGTTGTCGGCGGCGCCATGTGGCCGGTGACAACCTTCTTGTAATCGGTGATCTCGCGTGACGGGCTGCTCTCGGCCAGGGTCATCGCGTTGGAGCGGTAAGTGGTGGTGCGCTTGGACGCTAGATCGTAGGCGTTACCCTCGCCGTCGATGTCATCGTCAATGCGGTCATAATCGGTGATTGCAATGCGGCCGATTGGCTTGCCCGACAGTTCGTTCTTTGACGGATGCGAGATCGTCAACAGCATCCCGTTATCGAAGGTCTTGTCGAACTTGTTGTCGGCGCTGGCACCCTTGGCGAGAGCCTTCTTCACTTCAGGGGTGTAGCGGATGAGGCGATCAATGCGGCGCATTGAAAAGTCGCGTGCCGCCACGAAACTCTGACAGACGATCATCATATCTTGACCGTCAAGGTGCGCGCCGTAGCCGGTCCAGTTGACGATCAGGCCGTCAGTCTTCCCCGTCTGCGCGGAACCTACGAAGATTTCGCCCTTGTAGAACGTGGAAGTAAGTTCGTCAGCCGGTTCCTCCATGTATGGAGTGGTTTCGTTACGGTAGGGGCCGATGTAGGCCCCCGGCTGATTCACTTCTCGATGCTCCTGCGCCCACTCGCTCACCGTCATGCGGCGGGGTGGGACGAAGACCTTGCCGATAACCGTCTTCGACAGGTCAAGGAGATCGGTATATTTAGATGTCGACTTCCTCGTCTTCCTCGGCTTCAGGAACTCTTCTTCGCTTACGACTGGAATCCCCCACGGGCTGAACTGGCGCTGTTCTATCATCATCTCTGTCAGCATAGTATTTCTCAAACCGCTTCGTAAGTTCTTCGGCCATCATGGTTACGGCGGCGTCTGTTATACGCCGAAACGCTTTGCGTTGTCCATCCGTCAGGGTTTCCTCACGATCTATGTCATCGGTAACGAGTAGAAGCGTCTGCCGGATGCCCTGTGATAGCACGGCCATGCACTCCACCACATCTTCAGTCGGC